ATTTTTTTTTTAGATTCATCACGCAATGTATGTATTCAGGACGTGATAGGTAACTGTTGGCCACTCGAAATCTTGGCCAGAATTGTTATTGAACACCATCAAATAGTAGTTTTGGGTCGGCTTTTGTGGACAAACGAGACTGTCAAAACGTCCAGCATTGTTCCTAATCATCATGTTAGGCTTGAAGTTCCATGTAAATCGGCGAAAATTAGTGCCAATACTTTGGTCTTCGCCTACAGGCCGAGGTGCAAAATACATCCTCTTTCTCATGTGGATATTGAAATACTCAGGGTTAACGTATGCCATACCGGCCTGTTCAGAAAAAGTAGTGCCGTTAGGTCCAAGTTGTAAAGCACCAGTATTTGCATCAAAGAAATTATCAGGAGTGTTAGCCTTGATACTGACTATGTAAGCAGTTATCGTACATCCATCGTTCTCAGTAGCAGCTTCGATTAGAACATCCAGATTCAACTTTACATGTTTAGCTGATCGAGGGTCCACGTCAGTTGGTAAAGTGTTAAATATAGCGGTCATACCTGAGATGAGACTCAAGTTAAAGTAATTCACAGACGCTGTAATGGTTTGGTCTGCTTTGGCCTGTTGCAATCGGATTACACTCTGAACAGGTTTGATAGCCTTGCGTACCACCGCTTTAATAGTCTTCTTAAGCGTTCCACGACGCTTATAGCGTCTCTTACTGTACTTTCTAGTTCTTTTACGTTTTGGCATAGTTCCATTTATAACTATTATTTACCTTATCTAACGAACGCACATTCGCAAAAGTATCAGAACGTTATATTTTTATTGAAAATATAGTACGGAATTTTAGGCGCTACGCTGGAATGCCAATAAAATTCCTTTGGTTGTAGATCCAGTAGAGGTATAACTTATGGATCTTTAGATCTTTTGGATCTATTCTTCAGACTCTCCGGTCTCGAAGTTGTACACTCCGCGCAGCTCCCCATCGATGATTTCATGCATCTTCCAACGGTCGGCGCTGATGTGAGCACGCTTTGGCAGGTGATTAGCCATAACAATCACGTGTGGTGGATTCATAAGTACTTGGGCTGTCTCATACTTCAGGTTAATAAAAAACCCATCTTTGACACTCTCCATAGCTGAGTAGAGGTCCAGTTCGCTGAGGTTGGCAGGCTTGGCGCGAGTAAGGTTCCATGCATAAACACGTCTTCCCGATAGCTTGGACACCAGGTTGAGCACGTCGGTTGAATGTCCATAGGCGAGACCCACGGCGTCATGTTTGAAGGCGAGATACTTCACAAACTTAGTCTTGCCGTTGTTACCGATTGGGTCATAGACCCAGTGCATGGTTCGGTCTCCGGGATGCTGCTTGATGAGCTCTAGCATCTGTTTTTGCCACTGGGGCATCTTGGTCTCAGGCCAGAGGTCGCTGCCCATGTAGATCGCCTTGTCGGCCCAAGGTCCGGCCACGCGGCTTGCTTGCTTCATGCAGTAGCCCTTCAGCTCCTCTTTGCCGGCGTTCGAGGCGGGTTGGATGCGCATCCCAGACATCTTAGTATCGTTGACAATATTTCGGAGTGTGGAACACCGAGTCTTGTCCTGCACGTGAAAGTAGCCTTGGTAATGAGGGTTCTCCTTCTGAGTCTCCCCGTTGACAGTCAGTTCAGCTTGGAAGATCCACTTGTCAGCTCGTCGGCGGAGGAAGTCCTTGAGCATCTTGAGGTTCCCGTCGGTGTGCGGGGCACTCCATCTCATCTCGAAGTGGTAGATCATTGAACCTTGCTTGGCAACTTTAGGCATAGTAGATAGTTGCTCAAACCTTGTCGAAGTCCTGTATTTAAATCTTTCCATTGAAAATTTACATTGTGGGTTTTTTATATTTAAGCAAAATCGAAAAAAAATTTACATTGTGGGTTTTATAAAAATAGTTTTTTATTGGGTGTTAGGAGATGGATTACCGCTACCGCTTGTGCCTCCGGCGGAGGGGTGCCCCCCCTGCCCCCCGAGGGGGGATAAGGAAGGGCTAATGGAGGGGGGGAGGCATTTTTTTTTTAGATTCATCACGCAATGTATGTATTCAGGACGTGATAGGTAACTGTTGGCCACTCGAAATCTTGGCCAGAATTGTTATTGAACACCATCAAATAGTAGTTTTGGGTCGGC